AGACTTATCTGTATGGGAAATGAGAGTATTATTAGATATGACTTTCGAAAGATTGGCAAAAACTAGAGATAGTGAAGAATTCATGTTGAAAATGTATGAGGCTTTATTATGTAGAGCACCACAATTCAATGGTTCAATTACGGAGATTTTATAAAAATGGCAGATGTAACTAGTGGAATTACAATTAAGAGATTAGGAAACGATGAAGCAGGTGCTTTAATCGTTACTACTGCTGCAACAGTAGATGATGGAGATACTTTAACAGTAACTTTAGCTGACTATGGAATTTCTAGTGTATTAGGAATTTCAGGTTTTATTCATACAACAACTGATAGTGTTATAGTTGCAGAAGCTCCTGAAACAGCTGTTTCAGCAGGAGTTTTAACAGTAACTGTTGGTGGTAGTACTGATAATAAGAAAAGAGCTTTTGTTATTTGGGGGGAGTAAATAAATGACTAATGTTAGTAAGGCAGCAGTTGAGGTTCAACCTCAAGCTGGTGCTGACTCTCAAGGGAGAAAATTAGGACTTATTGACTCAGTGGCCAAGGCTGCTCAAAACGATACTGTTACAATTACTAATGCATCAGTAGTTCAAGTATTATCATGTATTGATGATACTACAGGAGCTTTTGAAGCACATACTGTATCAGGTAATGTAGTTACTATGACTAGTGTCACAACAGGAGCTAAGACTTTACTTGTTTTATATAGATAAAGATGACTAATGTAGATATAGCAACAACAATAGAATTACCTCAGACAAGTTTGGATGGTGGTGGTTATAAAATAGATTATGTTAATGGTGCAACTAAGGCTGCACAAAATGATACTATTACTATTACTGGTGCAACAACTGTTGAATGGGCATTATTAACAGATGACACAACAGGAGCTGTTGATGAAGTTACATTATCAACTAATGTAATTACTTTAACAGCAGCAACAACTGGTACTGTTAGTGGTATTATTTATTATAAGTAATTTAAATTACTTTTTATTCTAATTATAGTAATGTTTATAAATAATAAAGTTTAGTATTTATTATTAATGGCAAACATATTAAGTAAAAAAGATTCTACTAAACCAGTGGAAACAGTTAAAGAAGATAATAACACATCTAAAATTATGAGCAATGCAGCTCCTGAAAAAACTTTTGAAGAAAGGGAAAAAATAGAAGCAGAAGTTGAGATGATTAAGATTGGAAGAGATAGAAGTGGAAGATGGCAATGGAAAAGGTCTGATAAATTAACTGCTGAAGATAAAGAAAAAAGAGCTGAGTTACTGGCTAACATCAGAAAAGGATTACCAGTTTAATCTTTTCATTTACATTTTATAATTCTAAAAATAATATAAATATTTATAAATATAGAAGTTTGTAGTATATTTATGAGTTTGGTAACAATAGCACAAGTAAGGACTAAGTCAGGAGCACCAGTTGATTTAATATCCGATGCAGAGGTACAAAATAATATTAATGAGGTTGAGAAAGAGGTTTTGGCTCATTATAGTATTTACGCTACACCTACTAAGGTAGTAGAAATTAAAGATGGTCATGCTGTTAATGATGCAGTTATGAACACTCCTACTGATTGGATTAAAGTAAGAAAACCTTATCTTTGGAAGTTATTAACATTAAAGAAAGAAGATACAGAATTAGATTTAGAATATATAACTATTAGTCCTGAAACTGGTACATTTAGAATTACTAGAGAAGAGGGAAGTAATTATATATTTAGATATAATCATAGGATGAGAATTAAATACTTAAGTGCTTTTATGGAAAGAGATACTAGTATTACTACAGAAAATAGTACAGCTACTACTGCTGGAACTAGTGTGGCAATTGCTGTTGATGATGAATCAAGTTTTAGTGTTAATGATTGGATATTAATTGAGGGTTTGGATGGTAATATTGAAGCTGCACAAATAACAGCAACTGATACTGATGAGATTACTGTTGACCAATTAGTACAAACACATGAAGCTGAGAGTGTTATTACTTTATTAAAAACTGATGAATCATTAATACAATATATTTTATATGCTAGTGCTGTGGCTGTGGCTAATTATGCAGTAGGTAGTTCTTATACAATTGCAACAGGTTACACATATCCAGAGTATAGTGTACAAAAGGGAGTTCCATATCCTCACTGGGAAAAGAACTTAAGTTATAATGATAAAAGAAGAAAGGAAGCTATGAGTGTAATTGAAGCTAAATTGGTGGCAATGAGTTAAGATGGCCAGTATAGTAAGCTCAACAGATTTTACTGCTAATGCTTTGGCTGATAATGGCATTACAGTAAGTAGAACTCCTAAAACTAAAGTATTATTATCTAGTGGTACAGAAAGTTTAGTTGATGGAACTCCTGAAAATATTACTGCTATTTTATCTACTAAGGGTGCTCAATATAAGAATGCTAAATCAGGAGATGTTAAAGAGATTGATGGATATATAATGGTAGCTCCAGCAACTACTATAGTTAAGAATGATACCATAACATATAGTGGTACTAGTTATTTAATTTGGGATGTAGTTGAAAGAGGTCCTAGTGGAGATACTAGTATATACAAGTATTGTCCAATTATATTAAAAGGCTAATGGATATAAATGATTTTGAAAAGGAGTTTACTGAAATGTTTGGGTTTTTACTAAGTCAAGAATTTGCAAAGGAAGCTCCAAAAGATACTGGTACTTTAGCAAGAAGTTTTCCAGCTACTTTTCAATTAATTGATGATGTTAGTTTAGAGTGGGATGTTCCATTTTATTTTGAGTTTGTAGAGTTTGGTACTGTTAAACAAAAACCTAATCCTTTTGTAAGAAGAACTTTAGAAAATAAATCTGAAGAGATTGCTCAGAGAGTTGTTGATATTCTTGAGAAGCAATAAATATATAAAGTTTGCTAAATATAATTCTATTAATAGGGGTTCTAAGTAGAAACCTTATAAACTCAACAAATGGTAAGTGCCCAGAGTATAAGAAAACAAAAGCAGGAATTATTAAGGTTTTTAAGAAACAATGATATTATTTCTGTAGCAAATAGAGGAGTAACCACAGCTACTGAAACCTTTGATGGTGATAATGTTGAAACGGAGTTTACTTTAACTAATGCAGGAGTTAAAAACATTAGAGGTATAACAATTAGTTCAACACCTTTAACTTATGGAAAAGATTATATTTATGCTGATTCTGTTGTTGGAACTAGTGCTATAACTATAGTAACTTTTACTACAGCACCAGCTAATGGTACTGGTAACATTAGTATTCAATACGATTACGGAACAGGAGATAAGATATATGACGACTTTCCACAGGACTTTGTTAGTGTTAGCAGTTATCCAAGAATAGGCTTTGATATTATTAACTCTTTAACAAAGGAGATTGCTTTTAGTGGTACAGCTTTTCAAAGTAATAAACTAATACAAATTAATGTTTATGGTTTAGGAAAGGAACAATCTGAAAATTATTTAGATACTATTAGACAATTATTCTTAAATGATAATGACTTTTATTACTGGAACTTTATTACTGTAGATAATGTAGGACCTACAATTGAAACAGGAATTAAAGGAGGAAAGGTATTTCAGAGAAATATTGATTTAAGAGCAGAGTTTGAATTTGAATGTTAAAAATGATTAAAGTAAAAGCAGATAGGGATTGTAGAATATCTTTTAAGTTAGAGGGTAACAAATATGCCTTTAATTTTAAGAAAGATATTGAACAAGAAGTAGAGGACAGTTTAAAAGAAAAGCTAATGAACACTGGTCTAATTACTCAGGTGAGTAAGAAAACAAATCAGGAAATAAAAAACTAAAATGGCAGGACCATATACAGGACATAATTCATTTTTACTAGTAGGAGCAGAATCAACTTTTGATACTGCGGCAAGTAGCATAACTAAAGATATTGGTTATGTAGAGAACGCTAATAGTTCATTTAATAATAATGCACAAGATATTAGAAGTTTAGGAGATAGACAATCAGAGGATACTATTCCAGGTAATTTTGATGCAGGACTTACTGCTGATGGTCACTTAAATAGTGGAGCTATATTAGAGATGTTCTTTGGACAATGTACTGATGCAGCAACATCAACTGACTATAAGCATACATTTTTAGATACTGCTGGAAGTCCAAGTACTTTACCAAGTAGTATTGGTTCATATACAATTAGAGAAAACCTGAGTGCAGGTACTGATATTACTTTAACTCATACTGGTTGTAAAGTAAACACTTGTGAGATTAAACTAGAAACTAATAATACTTTAAAGTTTAATTCTGAGATAGTTGGAACTAATGTAGTTAAGGCAACAACTGCTGGAACTAGAGTAAGAACTACTACTAAACCTATGGGAGGATTTCAAGGAACTATTAGTTTAGCAGATACTGGAAGCTCATATACTGTAATTGGATTACCAAGTACTTTTACTATTAGTTTAAATAATAATATTGATGCTAATGATGTAAAGGCTTTGGGTAGTAGATTAAACCAAGAACTAGTAGCTAAGAATTTAGAATCACCAGTTAAGTTTACTCAAAAGTTTGCTAATAGTGTAGAGTTTGAACAATTCTTAGGTGGAACAACTGCTGGAGATAGTGTTACTAATTCAGATATTAAAATTCAAGTAACTAATGGGACTACTTTAGGTAGTGGTAGGATTGAGTTATACTTGGAATTAACTAATGGAATGCTAACAACTACTGAAGTTAATAAAGCACATGATGGAGTTATTGAAGCTAGTTATGAGTTTGTTAATGGTAGAATTAAAAGCTGTTACTTTGTAGATGCTGTACCAACATACTTTTAAATAATAATATAGAAAAATGAAATATCAAAAAGAAAAAGAAATTGAATACATGGATGAAAGTAAAATTAAACATACTTTCAGAGTATTATCAGGACCTCAAAGGAATAGAATCTTTGAAGAGTATATTGACATGAAAGCTTTTATGGCTCGAAAAGGTAAGGATTCAAATCCTATGGAATTTATATTAGAAGGTAAAGGAGTTTTAAGTTTTATGAATGATGTATTAAAAACTAGTTGTCCTACTTTAGAGTCGGATAATATTCCTTCTAATATATTAGATGGTGCATTTAATGAGTTAAGTGAATTTATATTATCAGGTGGTTCAAAAAATTAGAACCCTACTTTCGAGACATAGTGAGGTTTAAAAGTCCTCCACCAGTACCACTGGGAGTTTTGGAAGTAGTGAATGTATATACATTATTACAAATAG